TAATCCAAAATAATAATGTGTCTCTGTATCTTTTGCATCTCTAAAAACTCTAGCTCCAAAATCAGTGATGACATCAATTCCAACTACACAAAGTTGATTAATATAATCTCCAGATTTTTCTGATGCTCTATAATAAAAAGCAACTTTATTATGATACATAGAACCTCTTGCATCAATTTTAATTGCTTTAATATCTTCTCTGTAAATGTCTCTTGGAACTACAACTTTTTCTAAAGGTTTGCCAAAACCATCTGGCATTTCAGCATAATCAACAACATCATCTTCTTTAGCAATTGTATAAGAATATAATCGACCTGGGTTATAAATATCTTCTAAGTGTTCAGATTTTAATAAATTAACTTTACTCCAAATAGGAATAGATTTTTTAGGAAACATTAAATCAACTGGATCGCAGCCTAATTTTTCTGCATACTCTTCTGCAATTGATTTTGTGATTTCTCTATTTCCTGATGTGTGATGATAAACTGTAGCTGTTGGTTTACCTGAAAGTTCAGAAAATCTTTTTGCATTTAATCCTAAATCAAAAAGTTTATGTTTTAATAAAGTTGATTGTGGAACTGGTCTTTGCTCATATTCAGTTGTTTTCCATGCTTTTATAAATTTTAATTCTAATTCTTTGGCTTTTTGTGGATTTTTTTTCTCAGCAATTTTATTAATAACTGATTGATAAACTGCATCTTCAGGACCAAATATAATTAATCTTTTTTGATCTTTATCGCTTTCTCCAGGCTTTTTTTTGTATAAAAGCATAACATCTGCTTTACCTATTCCAAGTAATCCAAGCGGAGGAAATTTTACTATTTTAAAATCGTTTAATTCAGCGACTTTATTCCAATTGAATTTTTCTTCTTTTATTTGAAGTGCCATATATTCAACTATATATAGTTATTCGTCTGAGAAAGTAAAGGAGTTTATCCACTTTGGAGAATAGTATTTGACAATCTATCTGGAGGCGCTAAAGCCTTAAAAATGGCTAGGAATCAGTATTTTGACCAATTAGTAACACCATATAGTTATTTTCACAGAAAACAACATAACGGAATAGCTTATACAGATCTTGATAAATTGGCTATTTGTCCAGCTTGCGCAAAACCTCTCCTACTGGCTGATTTGATCTACAATAGAGACAATCAATTTAGAGGCAAATCTCCATGGATGAACAGGCCTTATAAATTTATGGCTAAAGCAGCTGGAATACCTTTTTTTACAATTTGGTACACAGTTGATGAAAATACTGAAAATAGAGAAATTACAGAATTTCACATTAAAAATCAGCTCACACAGGCTCAGAGATTAAGATTAACACCTGATCGCTGGCTTCAGTACCTAGAATATAAAGTGCAACAACACATTCCAGATTGCCGATCAAAAGATTATTTATTGAAGAGAGTTACAGACACTAACGAACATAACCAAAACTTTTTACGCCAGGATAACTATGTCAAAATTTTACTTAACAGATCCTAATTTAAACACATTACCTTTGACTGACCTTCAATTCAGGATTTATCAATATTGTTGTGCCAACTATAATGTTAAAAAACAACAAGCATTCATTCGTATTGTAAATATTGGTGGACAATTCCAATTAACAAAAGATGAGGTTCAGGAACAACTAATTGAATTATCTAAAATAAAACATTTAGATTTGCCATTAATACAAATCAAAGAAGGTAGATATATTTCTTTTGATATGCCAGCTCATAAAAAGTTTCTTGAAAGTATAGGATTTAAAAAGTTTTCTAATTATGGATGGAGAGTATTGAATAATCATTTAAAACAAATACATACAAAAGAATTAAAAATAGATTATCTTTATCCAAGATTAGATCAATATGAGCTGTATGATCAGCTTGAAGATTTGCCAACAGAAGAACTTAAAAAGATAGATCCTAAAAGATTAAAATATTCCTGGGTATTAAAAAATGTTATCAAAAATAGAGCATGATCTAAATGAGTATTTAAGAGTAAGAAAGAATATAATTCTTATTCTTAGTGATGCTGGTAGCTGCGAAAGATTTTTAGCAAAGCCAAACAATAGAAATGTTCCTAGTATGTATCAATTAATTGAAACTAATTATTTGCCAAGTGAGCATGGCTATTGGGATAAAGCAAAATTAAAATTAAGAGCTACTCCAAGGCAGATGACACATTATGGTTTAGCGATTGATTTATTATTAATGATTGATGAAAGTATCTTTGATGATCCTTTATTAATGAGAAAGATTTTATGGTTAAAAGCTACAAGAAATAGTTATACTGCTATTGGAAAGTATTTAGTTTATCATCGTACTACTATTAAACGAATGTATGATAATGTATTAGATAAACTTGCAAATAAAATAATTCAAGAAAGTCTTGACATATACGACAAAAAATTTATTTAATTTAATTATCCTCAAATAAAAATAAAAAAAATAAGTATAGGAAAACATCACACTTGCAAAGTTATCTAGCAGCTGTAAAATAAAATATAACTGTTTTAAAAACAGAATAATATTAATCTGAAATTTATATTTTCTTTTTCTCTTTTTTCTTTTTTCCTACAATAATTATTTGGAATGATTTTCAAACAGTATGGTTAAGTGGAAACAATTAAGATTGCAATGTGAAACTCTAACTAAGCAAGGCAAAAGACCTTGCAGAGCTCCAGGACAATTATGCAAGAATGGCAAGGTAAGATGTAGAGTACACGGAGCAGCAAGCACTGGTCCTAAAACATCTGAAGGTAAAAAGAAATCTATACAAAATATTATTAATTATAATGACAAAAGAGCTAATTATAACAGACTCATTAACGAATAAGATTTGCCAAGAAATAATGCTTGGTACTCCACTTGCTAGACTTGCAAGATCTAAAGATATGCCAAGTTTAACTAGAATTTATAAAGAGATCCAAAAGAATAAAAGCTTTTCAAACAAAATAAATGAGGCAAGAAGAGTTGGCGCACAGACTTATATTGAGAATGCAATGTCAGAATTAGAGACTGCTGATAATCGTAACATTATGGTTATTAGAGAGAAGGTTCAGTTAGCCAAGTGGTTAGCATCTAAGCTCATTCCAATTTATGGAGATAAACAAGAGATTAAGCAAGATACTAATATTACTATTCAATGGACAACTCCTAATAATAAAGAGATTAATGTAACTCCTGGAGCTGAAGAGATCGGTATTACGCAGCACAAATAAAGTTAAGCCTTGCGTCATGAGGTTTGGATAGTAAAGAATAGAATATAATTCACTAACTATTCACTACTTTGTTTTAGAATTGTTGATTGGCTTACAAGTAGAGTTGATTGGTCATCAAAAGAAGTCAAAAAATCTAAGGAAAGAAAAAAAATTCCTAAAAAGAGTACCACACCACAAATTTAGGAGTGCGCATCAATTACATTTAATTACAGGTCAAACACAGGCACAAAGACATGGACAACATATTAGACAAATACAAAAATGTATCAGCTATAAGTTTTACGACTTATAACAATGAGCTAGTTATATCATTCGATGGATTTGAAAACCAAAAGGATATAATTGAATTTGCCGATTTTGTTTTCTCTAAAATTAAGATGAGGTATTGGCACACAGATAAGCCACCTACTTATCACTAATGATAAATGCAAATTACAATTCCTTATACACCAAGAAAGCAACAAGCCTATATCCATGAGAATATAGAAAAGTTTAGATATAGCTTACTCTGTTGTCATAGAAGATTTGGCAAAACTGTAATGTGTATCAATCACCTGATTAAAAGTGCAATGACTTCAAAAAATCATGCACCAAGATATGCTTATATAGCGCCAACTTATTCTCAAGCAAAGAAGATAGCTTTTGATTATTTAAAATATTATACGAAATCTATTCCTGGAACAAAGTATAATGAAACAGAATTAAGATGTGATTTAGTTAATGGAGCTAGAATAATGCTCTTATCTTCTGAAAATCCAGATAGCATTAGAGGAATTTATTTAGATGGATGTATTATTGATGAGACTGCACAAATAAATCCAACTCTTATTAACGAAGTTATAACACCAGCTTTGTCTGACAGGAAAGGATTTATGATCCTGGTTGGAACACCAAAAGGTATGGCAAATCTGTTTTATGATTATTACCAAAAGGCGCAATCTGATCCTAAATGGTTTTTATATAAAGCTAAGGCTAGTGAAACAAAAATTGTAGATGATGAAGAACTCCAAGCAGCTTTGACTGTGATGGGTTCTCAAAAGTATTCTCAAGAATTTGAGTGTTCTTTTATTGGCAATATTGTTGGCTCAATATACGGAGATATTATTGCCTCCTTGGAAGACAAAAAACAAATAACAAG